AAACTGAGGGACATAATGAAAACAGGCATCGGCGCGTGGGAGTTGGACAACGGCACAACGGCGCTCACGCGCGTCGCGGGGCTTGGCGTCGGCTGGTATTACACCTGGAAATCGCAGCCGCTCCGCGGGACTGCCGCGCCTGAGTTTATCCCGATGGTGTGGAGCGCGGCGGGACCGTTTACCGGCCTTCCGGGGAAAACCGTGCTCGGCTTCAATGAGCCGGACAACAAGAAACAGGCAAACATGTCAGTTTCTACTGCCACGACGCAGTGGAGGAAGCTGACATCCCAGCCCAAGCTGCGGCTGGGCTCGCCCGCGCCTACGCAAGGGCAGACATTTGGGGCGAATGCATGGCTAACCAAGTTTCTCGCCGTCAATCATGCCTGCTTTGTGGCTGCGCACTTCTATTCGCCAGACCTGTCGGTCGAGGGGCTGCGGCGATTTCTCCTCAGCACGTATGCGGCCCACGGACTGCCGATCTGGCTGACGGAGTGGGCTGGCGTGATTCCGGAGACATGGACCACCAACGTGCCGGCCTTCACGATGAGCCAGCAGGCGCAGTTTTTCATTGACGCTGCGTTGATGATGGAGACGCTGCCTTTTGTTGAGAGGCACGCGTGGTTTGCGGCATTCGGCGGCGGCGACGGATGGAATCTCAACTGCCACGCAATCGAAACAGATGGCACGCTTACCCCGGTGGGGCTGGCTATCCGGCAGATCGCTGCAGGCTACTAGGTGGCCGTCACCTGGAATGGCGCCGATAAAACCGGGAATGGAGTCCTATCCAACGGCGATCTGACGATCACCGGCGGCAGCACCTACGGCCACATTCGGTCCACGGTCGCCAAAGCCGGCAAAATCTACTTCGAGATCGCGGTCGTAAACGTCACCGGATCGCCTACCATTGGCGTCTCCAACAACGGAGCCGTCGGTGCCTACGGCGGCGACACCACGACATCTGTCGCCATCTATCCCAATGGATCGGTTGGGTTTAACGACGTCTACGCAAACACCGGCAATACCTACACCACGGGGCAGGTTGTCGGGATTGCATGGGATCGTAGCGCCAATCTTTTCTGGTATCGCGTAGCGGGCGGAAACTGGAATAATAACGGCTCGGCCAACCCCGCGACAGGCACGGGCGGCTTTTCCTACGCGCTGGCGGCTGGCGATACCTACGCGCTAGCATGGACCGGCACCCCGGCGGCGCTGACGGCAAACTTCGGCGCCACCGCCTACGCCAACGCGGCTCCGAGCGGGTTTCTCTCGCTCGAGACCACCGCGACTACGGTTAGCGGCGACGGCGCGGCCTCCGGGGATGGCGCAGCGGCGGCGAGCTCTCAGGCGATAAAGCCTGCGCAGGGGGCGGCATCTGGTGCTGGCTCGGCTGCTGCGGTCGGCGTTGCAATTGCGCAATGGCTCGGCGCCGTCGAGTGGGTGACGGGCGGCGCGGCGACCGCAAGCGCGACTGGTAGCGCGGCGGGCACGGGCTCGAGCGCGGCGGTCGGACAGTCGACAAGCGTATCGATCGCAGCGGCAAGCGGTGCGGGTGCGGCAGCTGGCGCCGCGAAGCTAACGGCACAGTCTACCGGCGCAGCGTCTGGCACTGGCGCGTCTGCTGGCACGACTAAGACAGTTGCGGTCGGGACCGGCGCTGCTACCGGCGCGGGCGCTTCTTCTGCGCAAAGCCAGACCATTGCGGAAGTCGATGCGGCTGCCAGCGGGACAGGCGCTGCGGCGGCCGGATCGCTGCTCGTCAAGCCTGCCGTCGGATCGGCGGCCGGGATTGGCGATGCTGCCGCTACGGCGAAGCTGACGGCGCAGGCGACAGGCGCTGCTGCAGGCGCGGGATCTTCAGCCGGAGTTACCGGCGCGGGAGCGTTTGCCTCCGCGACTGGCTCGGCTGCCGGCTCTGGGATTGCATCAGGCGTAGGGCAATCCACGGCGCAGGCCTTGAGCGCGGCCGCTGGCTCGGGTGCTGCGGCTGCGACATCGAAAATCGTGCTGCCGCGGACAGTATCAGCCTCCGGCACGGGCACAGCTGCGGCTGACGGAGAAGCCACCACGGCGGCGACGGGCTCGGCTGCGGGCTCTGGCGCCGCCAACGGTGCCGGTCAGTCAGAGGCGCGCTCTGCAGGCGCTGCGGTCGGGCTGGGGACATCAAACGGTATCACCGGCGCCGGGGCTTTCGCTACCGGGGCGGGAGCTGCCGTCGGGACTGGATCGGCGGCTGGCGCTGGGCGCTCCTTTGTCCAGGCAATTGCGTCGGCGGCCGGGAATGGCGCTGCCTCGGGCGGCGGGCAATCCGTTGCACTGTCGATCGGCTCGGCGACCGGCACCGGCTCAGCCGCAAGCGTGGCGGCTGGCTCCGGAATCACGGCATCCTCCAGCGCGGCGGCGGGGCTCGGAGCGGCAGCTGCAACAGGACAGTCGGAGGCGAAGTCCTCGAGCGCGGCGGCGGGGATCGGGTCTGCCTCGGCGCCATCGTCTCGGATCATTCCCGCGACTGCCGCGGCTTCCGGGACCGGCGCTGCTACTCCGGTCGGCAAGGCCTATGCTGAGAGAGCATCGGCTGCGGCCGGGATAGGCTCGGCGGCGGCGCAGGGGCGGGTTACTGCGAAGGGTGTCGGCTCGGCTGCAGGGCTTGGCTCTGCCGCGGCTGCGGCGGCCGGTAGCGGCGTCTCTGCGGCGGCCGGCAGCGCCGCAGGGGTTGGTGCATCGGTTGCGGTCGGGCGAGTGCTGGCTACGGTCGACGCGACGGCTTCGGGGACGGGAGCCGGTGCGGCGGTTTCCAAGGCGATCAAGCAGGCGGCCAGCGCTGCGCCTGGTACTGGTGTAGCCGTAGGCGATGGCGTTGCATTCGCAAGGGCTACCGGCGCGGCGTCGGGCACTGGCGTTGCATCGGCGGCCAGCGAGATCACCGCGGCATCGATCGGGACGGCGACGGGCACCGGTAGCTCTGTCGCCATCACCGGAGCGGGCGCCACTATCCAGGCATCGGCGGCGGCGGCTGGTACCGGATCATCGGCGGCAATCGCTAGGCTGGTGCTCGTCGCCAAGGGCACGGCGGCAGGTGGCGGCAGCGCTGTCGCTGCATGGAATGCATCTAAGGCGGCGAAGGGTGCGTCGGCAGGCAAAGGCTCTGCAAAGGGGAAAGGCAAAACCGCGCCACCATGGGCCGATATAGACGGTGAGCATGATCTTGACGACGCAATCGATGGGTTGGTTGATTCCGGTGGGATCGTCGGCGAGATGCCATCGGGGGGATACATTCCCGGCACAAAGCAGAGGGCGGCCTGATGAATGACTTTGCGATGTATGCCGGGGATTCGCGGATCGTCCGGATTGCGGTGAAGGACGAAGCGGGGGCTCCGGTCGACATTACCGGCAGCACGCTGAAGTGGCTCTTGTCTCGCAGCATGACCGGCGAGGCGCTGGTGGAGAAGGCGACGGGCGACGGGATCGAGTTGCAGAATCCTGCCGCCGGGACTTTTGGCGTAACTCTGGAGCCTGCCGATACCGAGGACCTCGAGGACGGCATCTATTACCACGAGGCCGAGATGACCCTCGACGGGGATATCTCCACTGTCGTCTCCGGGCCGGTGCTGATCGAGCGCGGGGCAATCCGGCCGTGAGCACGCTGCAGGCCGGCAAGCTGGATCGGCTGATTACCGTCGAGCGCGGCACCGCCACCACGGACGACTTCGGCGGCGCGACCATTGCGTGGTGGCATCTCGGCGACGCATGGGCCGAGGTGCTGCCGATAAGCGACGCCGAGCAGTGGCGGGCGCAGCAAGTGGCGTCGAATGCCACGACGCGCTTTCGCATTCGCTGGGGCCTCGGCGTCGAGGAAACCGATCGGGTTTCCTACGACGGCAAGGATTTCGAGATCATCGGCGTTAAGGAAATCGGCCGGCGCGAAGGGCAGGAGATCACCGCCGCGGCGCGGGACTAGAGTTGCGGCCTGATCGTGTTGATGATGTCGGCGGCATTGAAAACGTTGGGCGGCGCATCGGCAGGCTTGCCTCCGGGATACATCTCGATCGTGAGGCGGGTTTTCGGGGAGATCAATTCGGACGCGCCTCCGACGCTGTAGAAATCGCCGTATCCATAGCCGCCGTAGTTGGTGGCCAGCAGATCGGAGCGGCTGTCGTCTGCCTCGCCGATTATGGCGAAGTGGCCGAAGCCGTGCTGGTGGGTGGTCTCGGCGGCGGTGAGCATGACGTATTGCGCGACCTTGTCCGTCGACGTGAAGCCGTTGCCCTGGAAGCTGACGACCGCCCGGGTCGGGGTGATCATCGAGGCGGTATAACCTCCCATAAGGCCATTCGATTTGTAGGGCGTGGCGCAGGCCGACAAGGCGAGGCAAGCGGCGGCGACGGTTAGCTTAAGCATCTGAGTTTTCCTGATGAGTGTGCGCAATGGCTCATGTGTAGCATGCACACAGCACTAACGCAAGGGTGAAGCGATGGCCATCACGGTGAAGGTCGAGGGCTTGCGAGAGATAGGGGCGGCGCTTTCGGAGCTCCCAAAAGCTACCGAAAAAAACGTCCTGCGGCGGGTGGGGACCAAGCGGCTGCAGCCGGTCGCGGATGCGGCGCGGGCAATGGCGCCGGACGATCCGGTCACACACGGGAATGACCTGCGCTCATCCATCGGGGTGAGCACGCGATTGAGCGGCCGGCAGAAGGGCATCCACAAGAAGATGTTTAAGGACGATAGGGCCTCGGTCGAGGTTTTCGTCGGCGCCGGGCCGCTGCCGCAAGCGCACCTGCAGGAATTTGGCACGGTCCAACACGGGCCGCAGCCATTCATGCGCCCGGCATGGGATGCCGAGAAAGGCGCAATCCTGCAAGGGCTCGCCGACGATCTCTGGGCGGAAATCAAGAAGTCGGCGGACCGGCTGGCTAGGAAAACGGCGAGGCTAAAATGATGGTGATCACTTATCCGCGGCATTGGCGGATTGAGTTTGCGGGCTGGCATCTGATCGTCTCATTCGAAGCGAAGATGATGGACGGCGATTTGTGGCAGCATTGGCGCCGGGTCTGGTGATGATGGAAGAGGACCTCCGCGCGATGCTGCTTGCCGATCCCGGCGTGGCGGCGATCGTGGGCACGCGCATCACATGGGGATCGAGGCCGCAAGAGGGCGCGCTGCCGGCGATCGTGCTGCATCTCGTCGGAGAGGTGCCGGAGTATTCGATCGGCGAGGACAATGGCCAGCGCGAGAGCCGGGTGCAAACCGACTGCTACGGCACAAGCTACTCTAGCGCGACCGCTACGAAACGGGCCACGGCTACGGCCCTGAGCGGCTTCGCCGGTGTCTACGGCTCCACCTTCTTTCTAGGCATCTTTCAGGATTCCGCCCGCGATCTGAGCGAGCCGGGCGGCGCGGCAGAGCAACAGCGGGTATCGCTGCTCTCAATGGACTTCCTGGCTCGCCACCAAACTCAGGAGTAAACTTCGATGGCATCAAAGCAGGTCATTCCCTACGGCGGCAAGGTCGAGCGGTCGGACGACGGGACAACCGCATGGGAGGCGATCCCGGAGGTCAAGGGCCTCGCGATCCCGACGGTGACCAAGGAATACCCAGAGGTGACCAACCTCGATAGCCCGGACGGCTACCGCGAATACATTCCGGGGCTGAAGGATGCCGGGGAGATCACCATCCCCTGTGGCTACACCGAGGCCGGCTATGCCCAGCAGACCGCCGACGAGGCGAGCGGCGTTGCGATCTTCTATAAGGTCACGTTGCCCAAGGCGGCAGGCCAGACCACCAGCGGCGACACCTTCGAGTTTCAGGGCTTCCCGGTGCCGAGTGTCGAGGGCGGCGATATCGGGGCGCCGGTCAATATGAATGTGGTGCTCCGGGTGACCGGCGCCGTTGAATGGACCGCCGGCACATGACAAAGGCGCTTCCCCTGGATACGTCAGACGCGACGAAGGTCGAGCCGTCGGCTTCATTCGAGGTCGACGGCAAGGTCTACACCGTCACTTTCCGCATCGGTCAGCAGAAGGCCTTCCAGCGCGAGATGGGCGAGCCGGTTGTGTCGGCCCTCGTGGCGATGGAAACCTCGCCCGGCGACATGCTGCGGCTCTCAGCGCTTTTTCGGCACGGCCTCACGCCGGCGGTGCCTGAGGAAGACGCAGTCGACGCGCTGATCGACCGGATCGGGCTCAAGAAG